CTACGGCTCACTGGCCAGGGTGATGGTGACGTCGTAGTTTTCACCGTCGGCCAGGGCGATTCCGCTACCGGCGTTAAGGGGCTCGGTCACGATCAGCTTGCCGCTGTTGTCGGCGGTCGTGGCCAGGAACTTGGTCTTTGCCAGGCTCCACGCCCCGCCAGAGGCGGTGAGCGTCACCTCGGCCGTCGTCAGGGTCCGGCCGTTGGTCCCGCCGGCGGCACTGACCATGCCCACCGTGTTGGCGGGAACGAACTGGCGGGCATAGCCGTTGCCGGCCAGTTCCGTCAGATCGCTCAGGGAGGCATTCGCCGGGATCTGGTCTTCGGCCTCCTGGCACCAGCCGATGTAGTAGTTGGCGGGCTTCGTCTGCTGGCCGTTCGCCAGCTCAAGGAGAAACTGAATTCCTTGGGTTCTAATCATATCGTCTCCTTACGTGTAGGGTCCATTCTCCGTGCCGGATGTGGTGAAGACGATCTGGGAATAGCCATCATCGTCGAGGAACCGATCCTCCATCTCCTCACCGGCCCGTTCCGCCACCGAGTCCGGCGGGGTACCGTAGGTCGTGTATGCCTGGCCGAAGACATCCTCAACCACCTCGATGACGCACTCGCCCTCGGTCAGGCTGCCCCGGTCAATCGTGACGACCCGCACGATCATGCTGGCGATGTTCAAGGCCGGATAGGAGACCCGGATGACGCTGGTCTCGTGCAGATGGGCCATCGTCCGCAGGGCCCGCAGCGTCAGCCGCTTGGGCATGGCAGAGAACTGCTGCTGCTCCCGAGCTGCGATCTTGCCGGCGAGTTGCCCCGAGCAGACAAAGGCGGAGTAGTCGAACTCCTGGATGATAGGGTGACCGCCCTGCCGAGCCAATAGCGCAATATCGTCATCGGTCGCTGGACGGTTCTGCAGTGTGCCTCGGTCATGCCACTGGACGACCGTCCGGCTCGGGACCTTTCCGGGCGAGCTCGTAGCCATCTGCTCGACCCAGAAGTCCGACTCATCGAACTCCTCGAGCGACTCAGGATCATAGTCGTCGCGGACCAGCCCAATCTCGAACTTGCCGGTCGAGGGGTCCACATAGACCTTACCATCGATGATGGCCTCGATCTGCTGGACCATCCCCTCGATGTCGTCGGCCGCCGAGTCCCACACGGCCGACAGGCCATAGCCCTCGGCGTAGCACGTATCCGCCGCCGTGATGAAGCTGGAGCCGATGACACCGGTATCTTTGCCCAAACCGACGATCCTCGACGTCAACAACTCGTACAGGATGTGGATCGCATTGAGGTCGCCTTCGGAACCAACGGACGCCTTGCTGATATACCACATCGGTGAGCCGTCCGTGGACTTCTGGGTCCGCTTGCCCAGGAAGCTCCAGGGTTTGATCTGCGGCAGACTCCCGATGTATACCAGCGCCAGGATGACGCCGGTGAATCCTCGGTAGGCCGGCTGGTCGGTGCCGAGCTTGCTCGACAGGTAGCTATCCAGTGTCTGGTCAGCGCCGCCGTACTGGATGTGAACCGTTCCGGCGACACCGCCCTCGCGCTTCCATCCGCCGAAGCACTCCCCCGCCTGGATTGTGGCGGTCGTGGCACCGTCCGCCGCCTGATCCTCTGGGTCATCGAGAGTCGGCCACACGCACTTCTCGGCAACCCAGATCTGCTTGATGCCATCGATGTTCGCTTGGCAGATCCCCAGGTGCAGGCCAATATGGTACAGGTACGCGACGGTCTTATGGTTGAACATGCCGGCTCGCTGCTTCTTGCCCTTGGCGTGAAGCTCGATGATCGGACTAACCGCGTTGGGTGAACGGAGTCGCCGGCAGCCGAACAGCACCGGGTACGGCCGCCCTTCCTCGGCGGTCGGCAGATCGAATGCCTCCTTGCCGGCGGCCTTGGGCCCCTTCTGCTTGGCCGCCATCAGCAGCGAGATCCCCGTCGAGATCGCCGTCGCGACGAACAATTGCCACAGGAACGGGATCAATTGGAATACGGCCAGGACGGGCATCGTCAGCATCACAGAATCCCCCATTGGCTGAACGGGTCGTCATCCGGGATGTTCGGCTGGCCGCGATAGTCGTCGCGGTTGTTGAACTTGGCATGGCAGGTCGTGACCAAATGATCGCACCCGGGATAGACCTCGAAGGCCTGCCCAGCAGCCAAGCCCGGGATACCCGGCAAGATCACGATGTCGTCGCCGACGTGCTGAAGGATCTTCCGTCGGCGGCCGTTCACCACGACATCGCCCCCGGTCCACCAGCCGTCGCCCTGCTCACCGAACGTAGCGCTGGTCAGCACGTTCCCGCTGATCGAATCAAGCACGCCGGAGAACCTGTGATCGGCCTGGGCCACGCCGCATAGATCGCTGTAGAGTTCGACGCCACACTGGCGGCTGTAGCGAGTGACCAATCCGGCCCTCTGCATCGCGGCGGTGACTGGATCGATGACGATCTCCGCCCACCGCCTGCCCTGGCGGTCCGATTGGCGAAACACGACATCGACCACATCGCCCCGATAGACCGCCGTGACGTCCGGTCCATGGCCCTTGTAGCGGGCATAGTGAACGATGTCCTCGGGTGCTGCGACCGTGTATTGCCAGGCAAAGGGATTCCGCCAGTCCACCTTGATGACCGTCTGGCTCCTCAGCACGTTTCCCCCCTGCTCGATCCGGCCGCCGGTGCAGTAGCAGGCGACGAACGCATGGCCGTCGTAGACCACATCGGCGGGGGCATCAGCATACCGCCAGAACGTACTCGAGTCGCCGAGCTGGAACTCGTGTAGCTCGTACGGCACAGCTTCAATCAGCGATGTCTCTTTATCCCAGAAGCTCACTGGCTTTCTTCCCCCGTCTACGGACACCGGACCAAATCGACGGCGCACGACAACTCGCCATGCCCCCGCCACTGGAATTCGACCGCATCGTCGGCCAGCCGGCACTTGTCCACCCAGGATAGTGTGCTGCCGGCGCTGAACGCCCGCCCGGGCGCGGCATCCAGATCGATCCTTTCCTCGATGGGACTGACGATGCTGAATCCAGCAACCCTGCGGACGATGATCTCGGCCAGGGACGGCCGGAAGGCCACATACTGCCGCAAGGAACCGTTGCCCATGTTGCGGGTGAATCCGCCGTTTCGGATGCAGAGGCTCGTGTCGGCAGCGCCCGCCGGACGAGTCAGCGTCAGATCGCTTCGGAACGTCGGCACCAAGAATGCCCCCTGCCGTCCCCGCACGGCGTGTAGGAACTGCCGCAGTAACCAACATTGGGCAGCCGTGACGCACTGCCAGACGTGCCGCTGGCGGATGAGGTTCTCATCGCTGTTGCTGACCACGGCGAAGGGCCCTGTCCCGGCGTCCAGGAGGGCTACATCTGGGTCGTGCGTCTCGCGATGGCTATCGCCATCCAGGTAGCTCGGTGAAATCAGCACTTCTAACCCGTCGTAGACAAGCGAGGCCACGTGGCCGGTGACCGCCGCGTTGTCGATCACCAGCCAAGTCATCTCAACCAACGCCGCCCCGCCGATCAGCCGCTGCTTGGCTGCCATATCAAGAACATACCCCCGCCGCAAGGGAACGATCCATTTGTCTCCGAGAAAGTCATTCGCCAGATCCGTCCCGAGCGTCAACGCACTGCCCGTCCTGGAAGCGATCTTGATGATCTCGGAGTGGTCCGGCTGCCATACCAGCCCATAGGAATCATCACGGAAGTCCGCGTAACGGGTGTCCAATTCGATCCGGTCGGTCCCTGCCGGCAGGGCGCTCGTGTGCCATTGGGCCTGAGGCCACAGCGGCACGGGCCATGTTCGCTTGAGCCATGCGTCTGTCACCGCGTCGAACGCCGCGACCTCCTCATCGCTGGCTAATAGGACTGTCGTGCGAAACTGCGACCTCGGGATGCCGCCATGCCTGGCGATCCGCTGTTCGGTGCGGTTGTGGCTTTCAAGGATCTCGGTATTGAAAAGGAGTGTCTCGACCACAGGCCAAGTCCATGGCCAATAAGCCGGCGCGAAGTCAACTCCACTCGGGCGAACCACCATTGAGGAGACCGCCGAAATCGTGCAGGGCTCCCCCGCCGGCTCGCCCCACTCTTCGAACCAGTAATCATCGGCAGTTGTGCTCCAGGTCGCACCACCGTTGTCGCTGCCGACTCGGGTGCCGCCCCCGTAGGACCCCACCATCTGGAACAGGGCGTGCGCCCAGTAGGCATCCGCACCCCCGGTCATCCAGATCACGATGGCATAGGGCAGGCCCGCCTCCACGAGCACGCCTGGCGTAAAGGGGATCTCGACCACCTCGCCCGGCCAGCTCGTGCTCATCGTGCTGTAGTCGATGGTCGTCGAGACCAAAGCCGTGCCGGTAGGCTTGCCGGCGCTTGTGGCGAAGATCCCGCAATACAGCGTGCCGTACAGCGACGGCGACGAGCGGTACATCCTGAGCTTGACCATCGTCAGGACATGAGCGACCTGCGGCGTGAACGTCTGACCGGCCCGGAAAGTCCCGCCGCCTGAAGCTCCCATCGCAGAATCGTATGGAGCATTGTAGGATTCGTAGAGTTGGGCCATAACCTAATCCAGTGTAACCGCCAGGCCGCCGGCGCTCAGTTCGAGCGGCGCGCCGCCGAAGTAGATGTTCTGCACAGTCGGTAACTGGCCACGGGCAAGGAAGTTGCCGCCTACGGCTGCATCGAACAGGGCGACGTGTGTGATCGCGCCCCAGTCGGCTGTGGGCGTGGGGAAGGTGATCGTAGCAGCATTCTCGATCTGGCCTTCAGTTGCCGTGGTCCAGTCGGCCGGATCGGTCTCAACGCGGGCATAGTTGCCGCTCGACGGCTCGGCAAGTCCTGTGCCCGATTCGCCCGGATCGGCTGTCGAGGCGGCCACGTAGATGTGCGCTGGTGCCGTATACGCGGCCTTGCCGAAGATGTGATCGAGAATCTTGTTTTCCCAGTAGTCGCTGAAACTCATCGCTGTCCCTACCCATTCCTGGCCGCGTGGTATTTCCATGCCTGCTCGCCTTCGCGGCTCCCAAACCATTCCTGCGCGGTCTGGCGCTTGTCCACGATGGTGGCTTTCAGCGTTTGCCGCTCGCGGACCGCCGCCAGGATCTGGCCGAGCAGTCCTGCCATCTCGCCGAATGCCGCGCGATCGCCGCCGAGGCCCCTGCCCAGTGCCCGCATCTGGCCGGGCGTGAAGACCCCCTCCTCGTCGCGAATCACCGCCGCCCGCTCGCCGGGCCCCACCCCCGCATGGAATCGTGGCGCGTGAGCGAAGGCCGATGCCGGTACAATCCGCGTCGGGAAGACATCGCGGCCCGAGACCCCGCCCGTATGGGCGATGGCCGTGGCGACGCTCGACGCCCCGAACATCGAGGTCTGCCCCCCTGCGGCCGATCCCGCCATGCTCCCGGCGAGACTGCCGAGCAACTGCGTGCCGAGGTTCATGCCCTGAGTGACAAGGGGCTTCCACATCGCCTCCTGGGCCCAGTATTCGAGCATTTTGAGGCCCACCTGCTCCAGGGTCTCGCCGAGGTCCTCGGCGCGAAAGACCGCGTCGTTGATGGCTCCCACCACGCCGTCCCGGAGCATGGTGCTGAGGTCATAGCCGATCTGGCCGGCGGTCTTGAGTTCCTCCTGCATATTCCGGATGCCCAGAGCGAAGCCTTGGCCGAATGTCACATCAGCCATGTCGCGGGCCCGTTGCATCGCCTCGACCACTCGCTCGAGTTCTTCACGCTGAGCCGCCGTCAGTTCGACTCCGCGACGCAAGGCCTCATTCTCGGCGTTCTGGATCACCACCGCTCGCTCTCGCTCCTTTGTCGTCAGAGCGGCCTGCTCGGTCTCGATTCGCATCGTCGAGATTGTCTGATTGAGTTCTGTGTTGAACTCCCGCTGGGCTGCCGCCTGCTCCAGTTGCTGCCGCTTGGCAACGAGCTGCTCGACAGCCCGGACCTCTTCGGCGGTGAGGTCCGCTGTGGTCCGTAGGCCCCGGTTCGCCTCATCCTGAGCCACGCGGCGAACCTGGTCGAGAATCACCTCCCGCTGGCGCTCGGCGGCGTTCATCCCGAGCAGCTCGTTCTCGCGGCGCAGTTTAGTCAGTAGGTCCTCAACGGCGGCACTCTGGCGGGTGATCTCATCGGCAGCCGACGCGCCCTCACCAGCTATCACAGGCGTGGCCGGTGTGGATCGCGCGATCGTGGCTCGCTGCTGAGCCTCTGCTGCCCGAGCGCGGACGCCCGCGAAGAACTTCTCGATCTCCCCTACCGGGTCCTGCGGACCGCTCTCAGGGACACGGTCCGCGTACAGAGGCGCGTTGGCAGTCCACGTGCGAGAGAGGATCTGATTGTAGAGATCCTCGTCCGTCTGGCCCGGGCGTGTGCCGAACATGGTTGACCGATAGGGCGTGCGGCCCTGCCGCTTCATCTCGAATTCGTATTGAGCCCGGGCCTGTCGCTCAATATCGAATTGTACCCGCTTGACATCCCCCAGATCGCGGGCTGTTCGTGACAGGCTGGAGATCTTTTGGAGTAGCTCAAGTACTTTCGCCGCCGCTACAGCCACCGACTCCATCGCCGAGGTGACCGTCTCACCGAATCCACCGCCGGCGGTCGTCGCCTCGACTAGCCCCGTTGCCATCGCCTCCACGTACGGCGATAGCTCAATCACCGCAATCCGTAGCGTCCCGGTGATCACGGCTCCCAAGCGGGCCACAGCATCATTGGCCTCCTCCACCTGGGCGGCATCGATTCGACTGAAGGTCAGCCCCAGGGTCGTCGCCTCCTCCTGCTGACGGCGGATGGCATCGCTGCCCTGCTTGAGGAGGTTCACCATGCCGAGCTGTTCGCCTTTGAATAGCTTCGTCGCCAGCCGGACGCGTTCGGCCTGGGTGGGCACACGGGCCATCGCATCGGCCAGTTGATAGAGCATCTGCTCAGGAGTCTGAGCGGCAAGCTCGCGGGCGTCCAGGCCCAGAGCCGCGAGGGCCTCGCCTGCTGTCCCGGCACCATGGGCCGCCTCTGTTACGCGACGAGTCATCTGCTCGAGCGACCTGTCGAAATCCTCGACGCCCACGCTGCTCTGCTTGGCCGCGTATTCAAGACTGCTGAGTTGCTCGGTCGTCAGGCCCAGCCGGTCGGAACTCTTGGCGATCCGATCAATCCCCTCGGCTGTCTTGGTCAGGACGTACGTCAGCGACCCCGCGCCGGCCAATCCGAGCGCCGTGGCGGTCAAGGATTGCAGGGACCGTCCCACGGTCGAGACACTCCGCTCGATGTTGGCCAAGCCGCGGGTGCCTCGATTGTAGACCTCGAAGATGATGCCGACGGTTGTGTTTGCCATAGCCTATATTCTCTGCCGATTCCTGATCTGGGATGCGAGCGTCCTTCGTCGTCGGGGCTTGGCCGGACCCATCAGCCTGTTGAGAATCTGCCGGGCCTCCTTCGCCGCATCCTTGTCGCCCAGGGCGGCCAAGACCATGTCGGCCAGGTAGATTGCCCGCAACGTCTCGGCTGCTTCGCCCCAGGGTGCCTCGGACTCGGCCAACTCCAACTCGCGAAGCTCGTAGGCGCTGTAGCGGGCCCGGACCTCTGAGACAGGGCAGCCGTCCGCCCTCGCCAGCCGGATCAGGAGACGCCGGCGAGGGTCCTGGCGTAGTTTTTTAGGATCTCGGCATCTGCCTTGCCGCCGATGGCGGAGAGCTTCATCGCCTTGGCGACAAGTGGGGCCTTGACGAAGTTCGGCAGTTCAATGAGCTGGGGCAAATGGGCGTCGGTGAAGAGCCGCTTGCCCTCGGCGCTGCGAACACAGCGGACCAGGAGCTTGGCATCGCTGAAGCGGTCATCAACTCGCTCACGACCCTCCTCGTCCTTGGTTTTGCCGCAGTCGGCGTACCACTGCTGGACCTCCAGATCGGTCAGGCCGTACACGTAGACCCGGCGGCCATCAGGCATGACGTGGTGCTCGATGGGCGGGCGGTTGCGAAAGGCGAGGATGCTCTCGGCTGTGGCTTCCGGCAGGGTTGTCGGATTTTCGGTGACTTGGGTTTTGTCCTGAGACATGGTGTCCTCCTTCGAATGACTGTAATGCTCGACGCGATCCGCTCACGCCGCGGGCGTGAAGTCCCACTCCTTCTCGGGTGTGAGCGTGACCTTGTAGACTTCCTCGTTGTCGGTGTCAATGGTCAACTCGCCTACCTTGGCGACATACCCAAGGCCCGCATGAACGCTGGCCGTCGAATCCCGCAGGGTGAAGTTGTCCTTCGTGTGCCCCTTGGCGTACGTGCGAAGCTGGCCGTAGAGGGCCTGACCCGCCGCGTCGTAGACCATCGTCAGAACGATATCGCCCTCGCGGACCTTGTTGGGCAGCTTGGTCGGGATCTTGTTGGCGTCCGTGACGCAGGCGACCTCCTTCATCTCGACCTCCAGGCCGCCGATCTGGATGTCCTTGACATTCGGGAATGTGCCAAGGGCGACGCCGGCGAGCGAGGCCCCGTATCCGGTTGCTGGCATGGGTGCTTTCCTTTCCCGCGCTACTGCGCGTAGGGGTCGGTGATGAAAACCTTGTAGTCGATCAGGATCGGTATGAGCACAATCGTCGCATTTCGACGCCGGTCGATCCAGATCTCGGGATCATCGACGTGCAGTCGAAACGCTAGTCCCCCGCAGAGGCCATCGGAGCCTTTGTGAGCAGCGGCCTCGATGCCGGTCCTTTTCTCGATATCCGCAACAACGCGGTTGATCCGCTGGTCCACGGGCTCGGTCGAACTGAGGAGATATATGCTGGCCAGGAAGGGCTGTCGCCAAGAGCGGTGGGTCAGCGTCGGCTTGGCGGCCTCTTCGCGTTCCCCCATCTCCAGGATTGTCGAGAGATCGCCGATGGTCTGGGCCGGTGGCTCCAACTCCAGCGGCCTCGAGACGCTCAGCGTGCAATGATAGCCGGCGGCAGTCGTGATCTCCTTCAGGGCTGCCGTCAGCCACTGTGCGATGCGTTCAACGATGGGCTCACTCATTTCGGCCACCTCCTCGTTAGCTCGTAATCCACCTGGCTGTGAATTTCCTTCTCCAGTCGCTGCTCGCCGCTGTCGTGGACCTCGCGGAGCAGGTCCTCGGCGTTCTCGACTACCTGGCCGATGGAGGGCCCCCGCAGGAACACCACCGGCAGACGCCGGACCACGTCGCCGGCAGCCGTGGGTGTGCCCTTACTGAAGCTCTTGTCGCCCTTCTGAGCCCGCCGCCACAGCAGGCGGTCCCCTTCGACCCGTTCGCCCGATTCGGTGTGCGTGAAGCCCGCCGTGCGAAAGCCCCGCGGGATGCGTATGCTTTCGCCCCGGCGGACTGTGGCCGTAATGCCCCGCCGCTCGCTGACCGTGTGCTGAAACGCTGCCAGGGCCATTCGCCGACGACTGATGCCCAGCCGCCAGCGCCAGTTCGTGTAGCTGGCCTTCTCCTCGTCTGTGATTCGGGCCATGACGTCGCGTTTCTTGGCCGTGATTCGCTGGCGGATCTCGCGATCCACCTGTGTCCGACCGGCGTCGGCCGTACGCTTGAGACCCCGGTAGACGATCCGGGGCAGCAGCCTCGGCTGCTCGGCGAGCGCCCGCTCGACAGCGTTGAGCTTGGCCTTGTCGAACTGAACTGTCACAAGGGGTTCAGGCATCTACGTCAACTCCACGGTAAGAAACGCCGCATCCTGCTCGGGCCAGCGTGTGACCCGCAGCTTCGCCAAAGAACCGCCCTTCTGACGGCGAACGCTGATGAACCACCGCGTCGAGATCTCGGCCGCCGCGATGCCGGTTGATGGATCATTGCGGACCTGGACGACCACCGGCTGAATCTCGATCCGAGGCGACTCCTGCAGGTCCGGGCCCTGCCGCTTGACGATGAGCCTCACCTCACGGTCCAGGCCCGACGGCGGATGCACGATCCCCGGCTCGCCGCACTCAGCCAGGAAGAAGTCCGCGTTGTCCACGTCGATCTGGTCCAGTTCGCTGAGTTCGACGTCTTCGATGATCGGCTGGGCGTAGTGCTGCCGCTCGATGTGGTAGGTCCGGCCGCCGTAGTGGACCTCCGCCCACCACGTGTACATCACACCCGTCGCCGGCAACCCGACCGAATAGGTGTACGTGCCTGCTGCTGTCCGCGTCATCGCGGTCCCATCGGCCACGACCACTGGACCCACGTCGCCCTGCCGCATGCCCAATGTACCTGTCGGGTCTGACAGCAGGACGGCGGTAACATCCGTGAGCACACCGGCGATCTTCGTGCGGATCGTCAGATCTGTCATGGCGACACCTCGCTTTCGACCGTCAGGTTCACGATAGTTGAGCCGCTGGCCCCCACGATGTCGTAAGCGACGGAACTGAACGGCAATACGCCGGCGCAGTGGCCCACAGCACGCAGCACGCCTTCCTGAGTGTTGTTGAAGGTCGATCCGCCGGAGGCGGGCAGCCTCAGTTCGTAGTAACCCTGATCGAGGTGCGTCCAATCGTAGTCTCCGCCGTTGGTCGGTGTGACCATTGTGGTGGTCACCGATCCATCGGGCTTCTCCAGGAGGATGGCGACCTCCATGCCCGGAGCATCATGGGCGATGGACTCCTCCCGGGTTTTGAAATCCGTATCGTCGATCAGGGGACCCAGGACGATCCCGATAGCGAAGTTGACAGGTTTGGTGGGCATCACGTCACCTAAGCCTTCCTCTGTAGTTCATAGTACCAGTGGGCCTTGCCGCCCGAACCGAAGGTCTGATTGCGAATGCCATCGATCTCCTCCGCAGATAGGACTCGGCTGAACACAAGGTAGTCATCCAGGAGGCCATCGTAGGCGTAGCCGATGGAAATGTTGTTAGCGTCAACGTCGGGCACGTTCGCGAACACACCGACTTTGTCCGACCCCAGGACCTCCCCCGGCCCGTCGTTCCAAATGCGTATGCGATACGCCCCTGTGTTGCCGTTGTAGGTCATCCCGACGTGGTACCATACGCCTGTCGAAACGGTGGACTCGTGCAGTATGATCTCATAGTCGCCGCCGCCGCTGAACCAACTCACCAGGGCGATGTAGATCCCGGTGCCGTCGTTGTAGACCAGAACCCACACGGACAGCCATTTGACGTAGACGTAGAAGTAGGCCCCCGGGCTTGGCAAAGACGCGAGCTTCATCCAGAAGCAGATCGAGATGATCCGGTTGGCACTTCCCGGCCGGAATGGATAGCCCTCGCTCAGATTTGCGGAGTCAATCCCCATGTTGTCCGACTCGCCGGACAGCCAGGCTCCGCACGCGACACCTTCGCGTCGGTCAGCAGTATTGGCCGAGACGCCGTTATTCGTCAGGGTGTTGCCCTTGCCGCTGGAATCCAGCATCAGGGCTCCATCCTCGAAGCGCCACCACGCCTGGCAATCTGCATCAGCCGCTGGGTTGTATGCCATAAGTCACCTTCCTGCCAGGATCGATCAATCGACGCCGATGGCGATGATCTCGTAGACCAGAGGGCTCGTGCCCGTGCCATCATGGGCGAGCTTCAAGTTCTTGTTTGTCGTCAGGGCGATTCCGTTTGCATCCGGTGCCGTCGTCAGGAATACGCCCCCAGGGCGCTGCTTGAACACATCCGCGGCGTCGACGAATAGATCAACCGGCGTAGTCGTCGCTCCGCCGATCAGAAGGCTCGCGTCCGTGCTGGTGTTCTTGAGGAATAGGACCTTGAGCTTCTCCATCGTCAGGGTGTTCTTGAGCCCATCGAGCAGAGTCCCGCCGTACAGATCCAGCGTCTCCTCCGCTCCATCGGCGAGCGTGCGTTCATCGTGGAACAGCACGTTCGACTGGTTGGCCCCGGTCCCGTTCGTTAGCTCAAGGGCCCGGTTGAGACTCAGGCGGTCCACCAAGTTGCTCAGGTTCTGTACCGCCTGGCAGACGGCATCGAACCCGAGAACGATCCTTGCGGTCAATGACATGACTTTCTCCTTTCACGACCCCGTCAGCAGTTTGATGAGCACCGAGCCCAACGCACTGCCGCCGGCGGTCAACAGGCCCAGCCCCGCCAGCAGGCCCAGGAGGAAGCGCCTGGACCCAAACCACTGCTGGCTGGTGACACATGTGGCCTTGTGCAACTCGATCATCTGGGCCATGGCCTTTCCCTGTGCGGCGGCGAACTCCTTTCCGAGACTGCCCGCAACTTCCTTGGCGATCCATCGCACGATCTGCTGATCCGCCTGCGTCAGGGTGACTTGGTTGCCGTTCTGCTGCGTTGCCATCGGTCTCCTCGGTTACGGCGTCGTCGTGATATTGCTCATCAGGTACGCGCACTCGGTCGAGATGAACTCCTCGTCCGTATCGTGCCGGACCCGGATCACGTCGCCTCGGACCGTCTCGTCCCGGTAGGACTCGACCACCGTGTTGGTCGGCGACTCCCGGGTCCACAGGAACGTCCGGCCCAGTTCCGGATCATTGCCCAGCATGGGGCTCTCGCTGACGCGGCAGAGCATCGCATACTCGTTGCTCCAGATGCCGGCAAGATCAGCGTCCTGGCCCTTCTTGGCCTGGTTAAAGAGACCTCCACCCACGAGGATCTGGCTGACACCAAAAGCCTGAGCCAGCAACGGAACCGCGATATCGCCCCGCTGCACAGCCGGCGTCGTATATTTGATCCGGTCCACGATCTGATTGCACAGGCCCAGGTCGAGAAACGTGCTGTAGGCGAGGATCAGCGTGTTGGGCTCGACGCCAATGGTGTCGTGAATCGCCTTGCGACCCGCTTTGACATCGTCGATGGGCGTGGCGTTGGCGTGGTCGTCCCACTCGTTGGTCACCGCGTGCGGCGTGAAGTTCGACTCATTGAAGACCATGCCGGCGACGCGTTGCTCTTGGCGTCGCAGGATGATCTTCAAGGCCCGGATGCCCGCCGCGGTCTCCGCGTCGAAGTACCGCTGGTAGAGACTGACCTCGCGGTCATCCACGGGCTCTTCCCAGCCGTTCTCGACCGTGGCGTAGGTGTCCCACTGCCATTCCCAGTCGGAACGATGGTAGTGGCCGCGGGCGGAGCGCCTCGTGTCGGGGACTGAGAACATCACCTCGGGCGGGATGACGGGATATTGGCCGGTCTGCTCGTCCACCCGGAACAGGGGCAGCACGCGTAGGCCGATGAATGCGTCGGCCGGGTCCACGGCCTCATAGATGACGGCCCGCAGTTCCGGCCGCTCAGCAGCTGTTGATGGTCTTGGCATGGATGATCCTCCTTGTCTGCAATGGATTGCCTGATAGTTGCCGGGTTTCTACTTCAGGAGACACTCAATGATGTCCCCATTGGCTGTGGCCGCCTCGAGGGCAGAACCCCTGGCAGTCGTGCCAGCGGCCTCAACCTTGCCGTCAGCCGCCGGGTAGATGGCGGCACCGGCAGTGATCGCCCCCGCCGCCGTCACCTCGAAAGTTCCTCCGGCGTTGATGAGCCGGATCGTGATGTCCTCGCCCAGGGCTGCTCGGAACTCAGTGACGCCGATGGCATCCTCCTCGTCGCCTGCGTACACGACGCTGGTGCCCGAGAGCTTGACGCGCCGGCGAGGTTCCAAGGCCGCTCCAGCCGTAAACGTTCGTTTCGATCCCTCTATCATGGTCTATCTCCTTTCCGCAGAATGGACTGGTGACACTCGTTACTCGACCGTCGGGTTGGGTGAACCTGCCCCGGCGGGCTGTTGTTCCCCGCCCTTGGGTGCCTTGGCGGCTTTCCTGGCCTTAGGTTTCGCCGGGGCCATGTCCGCCGTCAGCTTCGTGCCGCACTTGCGGCAGTTCTTCCGCTTGCCTTCCACGACCACCCGCTCGGTCCCACATTGGGGACATTTGACACGTGCCATGTTGCTCCTTTCACTCCGTTGAAGACCTGCTACCCGATCCTCTCGCCCGTCACTCGCCGTTGACCATCTTGGCGTGCAGATCCGGATGCAGCCCCACACACTGGCGAACGGCCTCGGCCTCGGAGACCTTGAACTCGGTCTGGTAGGCCTTCACGGCCTCCATGAACGTGGCGGGGCCATTCTTCTCACCCGGCTTCTGCGGGGCCGGCTGCTCGAGGAACTCCTGCGTCGCGGCGTCATGCTGGGGCTTCCTGCCGGCGGGCGACTTGGTGAGCTGCTCCCGGGCGGCCTTCAGTTGGGTAGCCAGATGGCCGTTGGCCTCTTTCAGGGCCCAGGCCTCATCCCGCCCCTCGGCGAATGCTGTGACCAATAGCTCCCGGTCCTCGCCGCAGACCTCTTTGAGCGCTGCGAAGCGGTTCCTCTCGGCCTGCGAGCCCTCGGTCCTGCCCGCTTCGAAGACGGCCTTGTACACCTCGCCGTGCTCGGCCTTCAGCGTCTCGGCGGTCAGGCCCGGTTCATCTTTCACGTGTGACATTGCAGTATCCTTTCTGATTGCTGAAACCTGGACTTGCTCTTCATTGGACTGCGCGAACGCGGTAGATCGAGTGTTTCGAACCTCGCCGAAGACGCACATGCTGATCTCGCGGATCACCCCCTGGCGAAAGATCGTTCCCGGACCTGTGAGCATGTGGCCGTTGACCTCAGCGGTTTCGCCCTCGCGGATGATGTCATATCTGACGGTCTTCGGATCGAAATTCAGACTGGCCTGCAGCGGGAAACCCGCCTTGGCGTCCGCCCGCAGTTCCTGGGCATGAACATTCGGGCACCACTGGCCCTTGGCCGTGATCGTGCCAGCGATCTGCCCTTCGGCATACCCGAGTCGCAGGCTCGTATCATGGGAGTCGAGCACCGGGAACCGCCGGCCGGCGAATTTCATGCCCGCGAGGTCGATGCCGAGATTCCCCCAGAACCAGTGATCGGAAATGATCTCGCCGCTGTAGGCCAGGATCTCAAAGCCGCTCTCATCGCCTTCGCCGTCTCCGGGAACGAACCGAACCGCGTCGTCGTTGGCGGTCAGGCTGAACGCCGATCCCGGGATCGAGGCCCCATCGCTAAGCCGCCTGGCGTTGTCGTTCATCGTCTGTGGCATTTCCATTGCCTCCCTGGGCGTTCTGCTCGTCCTTGAGCCCTTCCTGCTGCTCGATCTTGAGTTCCCGGACCCGTTCGCGAACCACGTCGCGGTAGTCCCTGCCGGACCGAGCACAGATCGCCGTCCGCGTATTCGTGCCGTTCTCCAGATCCACCTTGTCGGCCATGGCCTCCTTGTACGGGTCCACGTACGGCCAGCGCTTACACACGACCTCGTGGGCGAAGGCATCCTCCCGGGCGGTCAACTCGCCACGGGCGATCCACTGCTCGACCTTCCACCGCCAGATCCGGCTGACCAATGGCTTGACCACGAGATTCTGCTCGTCCTTCCAGTTGTCCCACGCCTCCTGGTAGGCGATCCGGGCGTTCATGAACGTGGCCCCCGAGTAGTCCAGCGTCGCCAGCATCAAGGGCATGCACATCGGCCGGCAGATGAACATCAGGCACCGCAGGATGAACGGGTCGAACTCGGAGTTGGGCCGCTGGGCGGCAATCGCCTTGGCATCCTCACCTGGGGCACACTCATAGATCAACCCCGGCCCCAGCTTGGCCTGTTTGAACCCTTCCTCGCTGGTGGCGGTCGATGCCTGATTCGGCCGGACGGCGGGGAGCATCCCCTCAGGGAACCGCTTCGTCAGCGCCATGACGAATAGCGCGTTGACGTGGGCGGCGACCAACTCGGCGTCTGCGTAGCGGGTGAGCTTATCGATCCAGTCGATCGCACTGGTTAGGATCGGTTCGCCCCGCGTATAGCTGACGCGGTCGGGATTCCAAACGTGATGCACCTGGTCCACCGTATACCGTCCGTAGGACTCGCTCCTGATGAATCCCCACCGATCCGCCCTGCCGATGTAGTATCCGATCACCCGGCTGTCAGACTTTCGGGTCGCAACGCCATTGGTCACCTCGAATAGGTCACCCCCTCGGACCCCATGCGGCGTCCCGCACTGCTCCCCCTCCACGAGCCACAAGGCATCATCGAGGAACACAACCAGATCGTCCCCGTCGCGGCGGTAGGACTGGTAAGCCAGATTGAGCAGCTTATGGAAGTTGAACCGCCCGGTCACATCGCAGGGCTGATCCACCATCTCGGCCTTCCACAGCCGCTCGGCCGCCTCGTTCCACGCTTCGTCGGCCGTCCGAGCCTCGACCTTCGTCTCAGACCCCACAACCCCCTTGGCCTCGGTGTGCAGCAGTCCCTTAACGATGGGGTTGTTCCGCCCCATGTCCCGGCAGATCTCCCGCAGGCTGGACAACGCCTGCTCTGTCAGGTGCGCATCCCCCGATCCGCCCAGCCCCGTCCGGGGCTTCCGCGTTCGCGAGCGGTCCAGGGCATCATAGGCAAATCGATACGCCCGCCGCAAATACGCCCACCTGGGCGAAACCGCCAGTGTCAGCCGATCCAGGCCATCCGCAAGCCCCTGTTGCCATCTCGAAAGTGTCGTCTGCATTACGGCACCTCCAGGGCCCGGACCCGGCCATTGGTCTCGAAATCGATCTGTAGCTTCAGATCCGCCCGCTGGCGGTACAACTCCGCCAGATTCGGGTTCACCCGCTGCCGGCCGTCGGGCGATGTCGAGGACTGGGCCTCCAGCGTCCGCCGAATCGCGGCCTCAACAAGCGCCAATTCTTCAGTCAAACCAAGTGCCATGCCCTCAGACTATGGCTCTTGCCGCGAAATGCGAAGGGACCAATTACCAGGGATTAGTAATGAAAGGAAGGATTTCTGACTAGCCAGAGTGAGCCACCCGGAGACCAAGGTTGATCGAAAGATTTAGCCTTCGATCATCCTCGCCCCGGAATGACTGCCGCCTGATTAGGAAGCTGACTCCAAACACTGGGTCCCCTGCTGTATGATGCGTCTCCCCAGCATCACCGACTGCGACCGCCTGAGCAACCACTTCCTTTGCCGCGGTCTATTGCGGTGGCCCGGATGCATCTCCGTCGACTTCCCGCAGTAAGCGGTGGAGTTGTTCCACGTATGGAGCGGTCTGTGTAGGCGTTATCTGAAGTCTGTCAGTCTTTGACCACTGTGGAGTCTCTACTATATCAGCTATCCGCGCAGGCCGCTGGGACAAGACAACGATGCGATCACACAATCGAACTGCCTCGTGCAAATCATGCGTTACCATGATAACGCTGATATTCCCTTGTCCGCAATTGTTGAGGATCAGGTCCTGCGACTTCAGACGTGCGTTGACGTCCAAAGCTCCGAATGGTTCATCAAGGAAAAGAATGCGTGGCATCGTGATGAGCGCACGCGCAAGGGCGACTCTCTGCCGCATCCCACCAGACAATTGTGCAGGGTAGTAGCGTTCAAAACCCCGCAGGCCAAATGCCGCAACCATATCGGCAAGTCGCTTCTCGACGTCTGACTGGTCTGTATTCCCTTCAAGTGGAAAGCGAATATTTCGTTCCACGGTCCGCCAGGGAAGGAGCGCCAAGTGCTGAAATGCGAAAGAAAGGCAACGCGTGCTGCTCTGGCTGGACTCCCACTCAACGGTTCCATCACTTGCTTCTTCGATTCCTGCCAATATCCGCAGGAAAGTGGTCTTGCCGCATCCTGATGGACCAACCAAGCCTACAAACTCACCTTCATCAATGTGGAACGTGATTGGGTCCAGTACCTTCAACATGCTGCCATTGGCGTTGAAGCTCTTCGTAATACACTCCGCGCGAAGCAGTGTCTGCGTTCTATGCATTGGCTTGTTTTTCATATACCATGTAGTGAACACCACCCAGACCACGCCATGAGGCCAGTCTTCCTATTCGTGCTGAAGGAAACACGGATTCCATCTTCGCACGAATGTCACGAAAGCAATACCATCCAATCTTCTTTCGATGCACAACGTCGGTGGCTCTGTGTTGTCGCCATTCCTTGCTCGGATATCTCATTCCACGGATTGCTGCCCACCCTCTCTTCCAGCCAAGCGTCCTCAGCACGGTCCGCCATGTGATCAGGAGAGTAACGGGGAATCCCAATACAGTCGCACAAGCTGATTCACGATCAAGATCAATCAATATCAACCTACCGTGCTCCCGAAGCATAGCTGCGTATCCACGTAGAGCAGTGATCGGGTCATGGAAATGATGTAATGAGGTCCTCGCCAATATCACGTCGAAAGAGCCAAATCGCCCTATCCAGTCCAGGTCCTCGGCGTCGCCAGCCCAAAACTCGGCATTCACGCTAGGTGCCGCCAGCGAGCGAGCTGCCTGGATCGCCTTGCAGCGCGTATCCACCCCAACAACGGATGCCGAGGGAGTAGTCGCAAGCAGTGCCAAGGCCAGTTTGCCATCGCCGCAGCCGACATCCAATAGCCGATCGCCATTCCGAAGCTCCGCCCTAATCAGTGGCTCCGTGAATGCGTAGAAATTCTGTAGGCTGTCGCCCAGAAAGAGCGAATCAGGAGCTAGTACTGTGTTGGCTAGTAAATGATCTCTTCCGTCCACAGATACCTCTCACCACATGTGCACTCTTTCACTCTGAAGAGGTTGACAGGCCCGTCGGCGGATATGCTACACACGATAGGATCTGGCCCACCTAGCCGGCGGTTCAACAGCCACAGGCATAATTGGATAACAGAACGATGTCTGGTCCCCTTTGTTCCAATCTTTTCTCTCCATTTCCCGAGACTCTCCGCTGCCTTCTTCTCTTCTTCACCTCCGCAGTCAACTAAGTGGGCGGCCCAGTCCCCAAACAGCTGTGATATCTCTTGTGCCGCTAGGCCAAGTGTTGGCCGTTGACCCACGTTGGGAGCACCTGTAGTCTCACCAGCCCTCTTGCCCTCGGGGATGTCAGTAACGACGGCGATATACCTGCGAGCGCATACCCACGCCTCCATCTCGTCGCGTGTGTTGACGACCGCAATATGTACAGCGCCATCCATGACGGCAAGACTTCGCAGCATCTGCTGTTCTGTACCAGTCAGCTGGCGGACACTGGCCCATTGCATTTTGAAAGTGTCTGGAACCATGTCACACAGGACGGGCAAGGTTTCTGGTTCGCCACCGATCACGAAGACCGCTCCCTCGCCCGGCGTGTCGGATATCTCGCAGATAGTCGCCACCACTTCTCTTACTTCTTGACTATCTACAGTCTTCTCAAGTGCCACACTAATAGTCTCACGTAATTTGCCGATTGCTGATTCTCTCTCTGTACCAGCCTCAATGCCGAACTGCCAGTGCGGCTTTCCGGACTCAGATCGCTTCTTCCAGGTTAGAACTAGACGCCCATCAACAAACAATCGGAGGTGACCATCCCCAGCAGCAACTAGTGCAGCAATCCGTTTGTTCTTCGTGATATCACCACCCGACACGCCATACTGTTGCACATCATCTCCAAATACCTTCCATGTCAGCCATCGGAGCGCACGATACCGATCATCTAGGATATGCAGTTGCCGCATGCGAAGGAGGTCTTCATCAGGCGGTGATCCGAGGAGAACTACTTTGTCAATAGCGAGCCCCTTACGCAGCGGATCGACGAAGCCAGCTATACGTTCCTGCTGGAACAGTGCATAGTGTCCTTCGCACCGGAGGGTAAATAGCTCATAGTCGGCCATCTTGCTCTGATAGTCATCATCAGGTAGATCACGTGGTACATCTTCGTGTGAGACTATTCTATCTACGTGTTTGAGCAATTCCGAGGGCCCATAAATGAATGAGAAGTTCACGTCGTGTGCCTCGTGCTTGCCCCCAGTCAATTGTGTTGCGGCCCTGACTAATGCGAGAAACTTCTTACCGAGGGGCACAAGAAATTCATCAATAAGTGATTCACGACGGGGACCTTTCTCCAGTTCAGCAAGCATGTCATGCCATTCCCCAGACAGAGTGTTCTTGGCATCCTCCTCCTCTTGCCTAAGACTTGCATGTGACCCCGCTCCCCGCCGGAGGAGTTTCCGGGCTGTGTCGTAATGCTTCTGGACAAGGAGTCTGAACAGGGAGTTCACCGCGGGATGGCAGGCCGCCCAATCGACAGGATTATTGACTGCATCATCTGGAATGACAGTCCAACCACATTTGTATCCGTCACTGACCGCCGGTATTGTGATGACGGACAGCGGGTGATTATTTGCTCTGGCCCATGGCACCAAGCAAAGGCTGCCTTGCAGCATGAGCAAGATCCTCTCCAGCTTACGACCTAACGGGCCGTGTTCGCCAGGGTATATCTCGTCGAGACACGTAACGACAGAGTCCTTCACGCCATTATTACGCCCAGTGAGTGTATTCCACACGAGTCTCTCTGCTCTACATCTCGCAATCCTGAGCTTTTCTGCGAGCGAAGAGCTTGAGGAACTCATATTCCTTACGGCGGCAGATACCCAGTCCTTTTGCACTGATTCCTTGGGAAGGCCCTGGATTGTCGGTACCACAATCCCGTGAAATGCCTTCCAAGCTTCCTGCCAAAAGACATGGCCAAGTGCTCCCCCGGCACCGATCAGTTCGTTCGCAAGTTCGGCAGACACTGCCAATGTAGCCACATTGTGCTGCGCGTCCAGAGACCATTGGAGAGGCTGTGCCAGACCGTGGCTGAACGAAAGAGATATTGCCCGCACGTTGCGGTATGGCTCGCGCAAGAGGATGTTATCGAGAAGATATTCGTTGAGAGTATTCCCGCGTCCGAACGTGCCAAAGTAGAGGTCGAGTAGCTCGGTAAAGAACTTCCCTCCATATTCTCTGAGGTTATCTTCGTAGCGACGGTCCAATGAGGTTATCGCTGTGGGAATGCTAAGCGCATAGAGCGATACCCTTGCATTGGTCACAATTGTAGTTCGCAGACTGGTCCCGACGGCAACACAGAGGGCGGGATTACTCCCTATGCACGTAGTCCCATCGATTAGTGGAATAGCCGCGGCCTGCTCAGAATAGAACGCTCGATGGTGATGTTCCGGGGGAAAGACCTCTGTTTGCCTCACGTGCAAGAGTGGGGCGAGCAAACGGTTATGAAAGCTGACTCCGAGGGACTCGTAGCTGCCGATGTCGTTATCAAATGCATGCGAGAAGGCTCTCCTCAACCATTCGGCCTGGCGGACGGACTGTTGGTTAAGCCATGCTACGTATGCAGCAATGGGTGAGCCGGACCCATACGGATGAAGGATTTGTGTGCTCATGCTGTCACCATGAATCCCATATCTTCTCTATCCCCCACCTTCCAACGCAGTACATACACCTCCAGCAATGCCACCATCAAGTAGAGAAATATGCCAATCGCGACAAGGATGTGAAGAGAGGCGAAGAGTAGCACTGAGTCAAATGATAGGTCGCCCTGAATGATTAGGAAGCCTAGCCCCTTGTCTGACCCAACAAATTCACCTACGATGGCACCAACAACACTATAGATTACTGCCATCTTGAGAGCTGCAAAGAAGAAGGTCATGGCAAACGGGAGCCGTATCCTCAGGATTGTCGCGAAAGGAGATAGATGTAGCGTTGCAGCATAGTCTATTAGTTCCGAATCAGCCGCCCTCATTCCTCCTACCAAGTTGATATACACTGGGAAGAAGGCCACCAGAGCAGCGATCACCACCTTTGGTCCGAGCCCATAGCCAAACCAGATAATAAAGAGTGGCGCGAGGGCAACCTTGGGGACCGATTGCACAATCACCATCAGTGGAGAGATCACCGCGGCCAATCGGCTTGATCGGAGAGTCAGAAGAGCCAAGCCGAATGCGAGTACCATCGCAATCAAGAGCCCACTACCATACGCGACGGTGGTTATCCACGTATGATACAGGAAGACGGATGGCATCGACATTAACCTTCCCAGAACGCTTAATGGATGTGGAAGAATGTACTGAGGCGGTGAAATCACAACCACGGCGGCGAACCATATAGCATAGATCATGAGGGTCCCGAGGATGAACGGGAGAACCAAATTGCACAGGTATCGTCTCACGGTCGGTTACCCCTGCTCTATTGCTGCGGCAAGAAATCTACTGTGAAGAAGGCGGATAGATCAATTCTCTTGTCTATCAGTTTTTGGGCCACCAAGAACTCCTGTGTCTGTTGCCATCCCTCAAGTGTCTGCGCCCCAGTCCTCCTCTGCGTTTGGAGGTTGGTCTTCACGAACTCGGTTAGCTTCTTCAATTTCTTTGTTTCGAAGTCTTTGTTGGCAGTTGGGTTCGCGCGCAAGTATGCCTCCAGTGCAGCGGTGTTGTCGGACAGCATTGCGTCAAAAGATCGCAACAGAGCTCTGACCAAACGGCGAGTTACTTCAGCCTGCATCTTCTCCCTATTTGCGATGATCGACATGCTATACGAGTTTACCCCGAAATCCGCCATGGGGATCTCACTCACCGGAAACCCAGCCAACTCACATTGAATGGGCTGAATGTACGTATAGCCGCCTGACGCATCCACGGCATCGGTCAATATGTCCTCAGCCTTTCCGGCCGTAGCAATGATCTTGATCTTGGACAGATCCACATGAGCGACCGCGCAAAAGGCGAGAAACTGATTGTATGTAGTGCTTTTCATGTAGGCGCTGTAGGTGTGCCCTTCAAGATCCTTTGGGTTTGTGATATTCCTATCCTTACGGGAGTAAACGACGGCGGGCGTGCGGCTGTAGAGCACCGCCAGAACACGAACTGGAGCGCCAGCGGACGCGGCTATCAATGCGGTGTCACCGCTGCACAGGGCGTAGTCAATCGAGCCATTACCGACCAACTTGGCAGATGTTGTCGAGCCGTCTCCTGCCTGAACCTCGACGTCAAGATTCTCATCCCGGAAGTACCCCTTCTCCTTCGCAAGATAGAGAAAAGAGTGTTCTGCCCCAGGAGTCCAGTCTAACCGGAATGAAATGTGCGTGGTCCCACTTGGTGCTTTAGGCGACTTCCTTACAGACACAAATACAATCCCGACCACGAGCAAAGCGAAAACCGTCACACCAATAGCTGTGTGTCTTCTATTCATACTTACACCTCACATATTGATTGGCATCGCTAGTCCCGACGCACCGCCATGCCAGAGGCTGGCCGGACCAGTGGTCGACCAGCAAATTATGGTCTGTGCGCCCACCGATGTCAATTCCCTGCCTGGCAGCAATCCACGGACCCACGCAATGGGTGCGTGCAGCCACGACTTCAAGCCTCCTCGTTCGTCTCAAGAGACAGGGGGTATGGTGGCAGACACGCTTCTACTATCGCAAAGTAGACATGAAATATCAATATGTCATTATCGGACCCACAATGATCTGCTGGCACACTATTTCGGGGTACTCAGCAGTCGTCCTTGAAAGCGTCAGACCACCTCAGACTCGAATGAGGGACATATATCACGGTCGATTCAGTTGAACCTGTATTCAGGTAACCAACCCATATGCACCCATTGTGGCGAGCGCCAAGACACAGAACGTCAGTGCATTCACGTGTCCCCGAGCGGTCTCGCTTCCTCTCCCTCATCAAAAAGCTCGGGGGGTATCTTCCCTCTCCCAAGGGCTCACGGTCTGAATGGCAGCTTGGCTTCCGGCGGTGACAGATCCGCAAAGTGCTCCAGGAACCTCTCAGCCATTGCCACGTGATCTTCCGGCCGGGAACAGGTTTTCCAATCAAAGATCCTGGCATCGATTGCCGCTTCACCTGCCTTGCTGTCGTTCTCGCGTCCTCGCATCAGGCACATAATGGCACACTGCCCACTCATGGCGGCTCTGAATGCGTCACTCTTAGCGGACTCTGCCCTCCCCGCCTTGACATGCTCCTTGGCTTCCCTAAGCCGATCCATGGCGTCGTTCCAATACCTGGCAACTTCCGGGTCCATGCTGTGTCTCCTTCAGTTCCTCACCACCAACCGTTCCTCAAAAGTCTGCTTGTACTGCCTCGCTCGCAGTTCCAGGCCTGCCAGCAGGACCTTCAAGTTCTGATCCATCCATCAGGATGTGGCTCCGTCCTTTTCTCCGAGCCTCGTCTTGGCTCTATCGAGTATCGCATCGTAGCTTCGCAAGATCAACTTTGGAACGTCGTCCTCAATCCTTCGAGCCATCATTGGGTCGATATTGCTACGCCGACCTATAACCACAATCATCTTGGGCCGATATGCCGATAGCCCATATGTGTGTTTGACTCGCTCGCGGTTCTTCTCTTCATCAAAATAGGCGCAGTATTCCCGCAACTGAGCACATGCTTCCATCACTGCTGCAGAATACCTCATTCTGCTTTTCTTCAGCACAAACAACTTCGCCGATGGGAGTTTCAAGTCGAGGATGTCACATAACCCGTTGTGGTCCAGCGGTTCCAACAGAAAGTCGGGGATCAAAGAACGCTCTCCTCCGTCCAGCACAACCTGGGGGTGAGCGCAGCGGTATTCATCATTCAAAATCAAATTGGGATTCCTTTCGAAAAACTCCTGAAACTCCCGCTCCTTTGCGTGTGGGTCATTCATCAAATCTTCCAGTTCCTCTATCGCCATTCTGGTCAATCGTGTCTCAGACGTAACAATGTACAGTATATTGTGTAGCCTACTCGATTCATCAATGAACTGATAAGTGCCGTCTTTGGACAGGGTGATGAGTCGGAGCTTGCCGCCAAACTCCGCAATTCCTATACACTCCCCCCCATCGGTTGAAGTCTCCTCTTGTTCGACCGGAAGACCCACAACATCCCCTGCCACAGCGCCTTTGCGGCCTTGCTTCATCACGAATTCAACTCGTTGACCCTCCGACAGCGTAGGAGGAGCGTCACCTCTCTTGCGGATTTCAGAATGATGAACAAACAGGTCCTCGCCTCCATCCGCAGGGGCAATAAAACCGAACCCCTTGATGTCGTTAAACCACTTGACCGTTCCCTGTATCCGCCGCTCTGCATTCATCGCAACCTCCAGGACAGAAATCAACACACGCGACCTCACTCGCGGATCTTCAGTTCCTCACCCTCAACCGCTCCTCAAGGGTCTACTTGTACTGCCTCTCCCGGTACTCAAGACCTGCCAGCAGAACCTTCGGGCAACTGCTGCTGCATGGCGACGGCATTATCTCCCTCTCAGATGCCCTCGTGGACATCGGAGAGGAAGTCGGCGATGTGTTGGAGATCACGGGTATCCATATCATCGCACATCAGACCTCTCCAAAGTGTCCAGACGCTCCAATTCGGATATAGTCGCTGCAAGTCTCCTAGTCAACTCACGCAACCGTACAAACGTCTTGATGCGACCAAGTAATACCTCTGTCGCACATGGCTTCCCCTCCATATCATCGACACCATCGTCAATGAGAGACTCCACGACGCTCCAATCGCACTCTCCGAGTGCTGCGGTTACAATTAGTATATGTATGTCCCGGACATGGGAGTCAGTGGACACCCATCCTTTCCTGATTAGTCTGACGAGTGCTCTTCCACCACTGCATCGCTCAAACTCTTCACCTCCGGGCACATTAAGCCTACTGAGATCACCACGCGGAAGGCAGAGGTCCGACACCAAGACGTCAAAACTACTCTGTCTAAGGGCCTGGATGGCACCAGCAACGGACGTGGCCCACCGGATCGTGATATCGTTCTCTAGGAAGATTGCGGTGTACATGTCGTGTAACCGACAGTCGTCTTCCACCCACAGAATCTCGATTGACATTGTGAAGTTCCTTCACATCGGTGTCTTCAACTGAGTCGTTCTCTTCCTAATACGTGCGTCGCGATACCGTATCATCTTTCTTTGCGCCTCCGTGAGTTGATCGCGTATTGTTGTCAGATCGGCGCGCAATGTCTCCATGTTGGTGAATGTAACACCCGGAAGCTGAAGATACTCAGTCATAGTCACGACGCGATGAGCATGATTCTTGATCCTATGAAAAACCTTTCGCTCACAGACAGTCATGTGAGCGAGTTCATCCTTGAAGGCCTTGCCAATACTTAAGGCAGCAGTCCCCAGACGCTGAATGGCATCAGATGACTGGATATGGACGGTGGGATTCGACATGAACAACTGAATCTCGTCCTTGAGTCCCTGCGTTGTGACACATGCCACGTCCAACGCATCCAGACATTGCTTCAGTTCATCATCGGCCAGCTTCTGAGCAGCATCGAATCGGGCAAAATGTCGCTTCATCAATGCCATCTCCCGCGACGTCTCCGCAGACACCCGCTTCAGGATAATAGAGTTGATTAGACTGATGACCGCCACTGCGAGAGCAGCGCCCGCCGCTATCAACGCGGCCAGAACCTCGGGTTTCATACTGCCTCTCCTTCGTGGAACTCCGAGACAACCAACACTCTCCACATTATGCCCTTGACCGCCTGCAGCGTCAATACCCTACTCAGAGTCCGGAGATGGGCCAATGATCTGGATTGTCGGGAACTAACAGCACACAATGGGCCGTACTGACGGCGGTCTCGCTCTCCCCTGTTCCGACCTTCGGTAACGTCATTCTGGTCCTTCGAAGTGACGGTCCCTATTTCATCCGGCCGATCCGGGGGTACTTCAGTTCAGCCAGTACCAGGGCAACCAGTCCACCGGTGCGACCTCGCTCATGAGGCACGCCATCGCGGCACATTCAACCTCCAGAGTCCATGCAAAATCAAACGTCGCGGCAAGTCCCGCCAGCCGGGCCTGGATGCCAGCGACCCCACGTACGCCCAATTCCTCCGCCAGGGCATCCTTCGCACGGGCGACTCTCGCCTCGATCTCGCTCGCCGGCTTCCGGAGCAGTCCCGCCAGCTCCCCCACCGCCCTGCCCCCGATGGACACGAGTACGAGAGTCTCCCGGAGGGGTCGCTCCAGCCGGTTCAGAGCTCTCACCAGTGTCCGCATCCGGCGATCCACGAGCAGCGGCTCGTCGCCGGTGCCCTCCCCGCGAGACGCGACATCCGGCCCGACTGTCTCCAGCATGACTTCGATGAGGATTCCGATCTGTCCCGAATGGTCCAGCTTGCTCGACATCAGGCACGTGCAGATCAGGACGTAGGCACCGATCTCCTGGGACAACCTCCGGCTGTTGGTGAACGCCGCACAGCGAATCAGCACGTAGGGAGCGTACACCTCGATGATCTCCTGATACCGTTCAAGCTCCGCTCGACCCGCATTCCGCCGCACTCGTCCCATACGCCGCCCTTTCTCTCCCGGTCCGGCCTCGTATTACCGGCGGCGCAACGAAAAAGAGCACCGCCGCAACCACGCCCAACTCAGGCCGGCTAGGGCCCTCTGGAAACGTGGAAGCCAACGGTGCTCTCTGCAGACAGACTCCAAGCGGGGGACCGAACTTCGTGCCGGATGATGAATCAAGGATGCCGGTTCTGAGGACACAAAGCGTCGGTGCTCCCCGAAAAAAGAGAGCACCGAGCCTTCCAGCCGCTGTCCAGATACAAACCTAGCCGTTTGAGTTGGAGCGACCGAAATCTCAGTGTACAAGTTGTCTCACGCGGCGAGATTTCTCCCCGCCGCAATCTAATTGTACCTCAGTCCTTCCATTAAGGCAACACATAACCCGATGATGCTCTCGCCGGAGTCCCCGAACTGCGAAGCTATCCCATGCACACCATCAGGGCATACGGCAACGGCTTCATGGCGACACTGCTCCATTGGAACCCCGTATCGTAAATGTGCCACGTCTGAGGTAGGCCGCCTCCTTTCAGTGACGCATGGCAGACGTCAGTCCCTGCTGTTGTTTGGCACAAAGGCAGAGGATATGCTCCCCAATTGATCTCGCAAACCTGACCGGAACTGCATTACCGATCTGCATCGCGATGTGTTTATTGGACCCAAAGAAGATGTATCCATCTGGAAATGACTGCAGGGCTGCCGCTTCACGTAGAGATATGGCCCTATCTTGTTCAGGATGTCCATATCTTCCGTTGGAAATACTGTGACAACGGCCGGTAAGAGCCGGAGCAGGACTATCCCACGACATCCGGCCATATACATCACTATGCCCCTCGTAGGTACCCTTATGACATTCAAGCATTAGGTGTTCCGGCCAAGCTCGCCGATCACCGCCATCGTGTGGTGTGTGGCGGAGACGTTCAAGGTTGAGGTCTGTGATAGACGCGGCGACGTGGTTTGGCACGCTGGGGTGGGATTCTCCTGCAGAGATAGCAGGGAAATGGGAAATGCTCTGACGCACAGTCCTAAATGGGCGGTAACGCGTACCATATTTTCGGTTTGGCAATGACGGGCACATCTGTCTTGTTGCCAGCAGAACCAGACGACGCCGATTCTGTGGAACTCCGTAGTGCTTGGCATCAAGTACGCCATAGGTATACTGATACCCATTCGCGGCCAGCATCTCCAGGAATCTCCGGAACGTACTATATCCGCGTACACGCGCAATTCCGGGAACATTTTCGATCAGAACATACCCCGGCAGCGCGCACTTGATCACGCGGCCGAACTCACCCAACAATGTCGCCTCGTGTCTGGGCCCTCTTATCTTCTGCTGCGAACTGAACGGTTGACATGGAGCACATCCTGCAAACAGTACGTCATCATATTGTCCTCGGGTCATTGTTAGGCCCAGGTCCTTCATGCTGATATCTCTCATGTCGCCGTGGATGAATCGGCTTCCGGGGTTGTTATGTTCGTACGTCAGACGACACCGTTCGTCATAGTCAACTCCGGCAACTACATCCATGCCTGCATCGATCAGGCCACGGCTGAGGCCTCCCGCTCCACAGAAGAAATCGAAAGCCTTCATTTTTGTTTTGTGGCACCTTTCTGGGCCAAGATCTCCACAATCTCGTCACACCATCGACCGAAATCTCGATCAGGCAGTCCCGGTCGGCACGCGACCTGAAGATAGGCCCAGGAGATCAATTCCCTAAAGGGGCTATCGATAGATGCAATTCTTAAGAATTCCCCGCCCGCAGGCTGAAGACTGTCCACCGGGATGAGCTCCAGTGCACGCAGGTCTGCAGCCATTGCAGGGATCTTGTCCTTAAGCGCCGGCAAGGGCATCATTGTCTGACAGTAACCTGGAGAGAGCACGGTCTTCCTCAATCGATCCTTGAACTTGCTCAGTTCCTCCTTGTCTTGGAGTGTCTTCTTGCTCGCTTCCAACTGTATGCGTGAGAGTGCCTCCTCAATAGGAATGCAGCGAGCAAGCAGAATGTTCTTGACCTTCGCCTTGCGGCCATTTGCTGTCACCATGTCACAGGAAGGGGTCAGCACAAGGCGGAAGGAAGAGGGATCCCCCGAGTTGCCCGCATTATGCATGAGGATGTCACCCAACCTGATACTCTGGCTGATGGGAGGGCTGAGGTACTGTTCCCAACTGGCCAGACACTCCCCTTGTGTGGCGAAGTCGTCCATCAGCGCGGCAAGTCGGCGTCTGCCCGCACGCCTGATCGTGTCACTGCGCTGGGCAACGTCCGTAAATGACATGAATGCATAGGGCGCAACATCCCTCATAGCACACGAGAATGAATGCCGTATATCAGATTCGGCTTCCTTCAGCGCCTCTATATGGGGACGCAGTTCTTCTAATGCCTCCGCGAATTTGCGTGGGCTACCTTTTCCTTTGCGAACACTCTTTACAAATGGATGTGGATCACACTCGTTATCATGGATGTCCGGCTGCGCCGAGTAGACCACGATCGGACAGAAGTGCTGTTTCCAGATGAACTCGCGAATGGATAGCCCTTCTGGCTTGGGATCTGGGGACGCTCCTCCAACGAGGAGATCCAATACCACGACATCGGGCCGAACCGATACGATCTTCTGTTGTGCTTCCGCAAATCCAGATACTTCACAAGCCATATCAGGCCGTTCCTTCTCGATAAGAGCAGTAACCGGTCTAATCGCTTCTGGCTCATCTTCAATGAACAACAGTCTCAGCATCTGCTCACGCTCCCTTTCCGCTCTTTACTACGAGAGGCAGATCGAACGCAAACGTTGCACCCTTCATCTTGCCTCGACGTTCGACAAACATATGGCCGCCGTAGGCTGCAACCAACTCCGCCGCCACAGTGAGCCCCATTCCGATGCCGCCGGGTTTCTTCGTAACTCCAGGCCAGAATACTTTCTCAACGTATTCACTGCTTATTCCTGGCCCTGTGTCGCGGACCCACACCCGAACACGTTGGTTCTGGTGGTCGGGAACAACATCGAACACGAGCTTCCTGTCGTCTTTCGGTACCTCGCCCAGCCAGTAGATTGCATTAGATATCAGGTTGAGGAGAATTGCATCAAGCTCGCCTGGGTCTACGGCCACGAGCGTCTCGGATGATGGCATCTGTGATAAGATCTGCTTCTTCTCCATTTCCCCTCGATTCAGCGCCAGGCAATCCATGATTTGTCTCTCGAGCACAGATTGACGCCTGCCGCGTTTGAAACTCCGACTTGCCAGTGGGGCGAACACGTCGGCAAGGCGCTCCAAGGCATCCACTGCACTGTCGGCAGAACGGAACGCCTCGCTGACCTCATTTTGTCTGAAAGGTCCAAGACGAGTTTCGGCTACCTCCAAGAAGCTGCCAAAAGCTGTAGTCCGGTTCCGGATTTCATGGACGAGCATATGGGCAATCGTGCCCACAGTTGCCAAGCGGCTGTAGTAGACGAACCGCTCCTCAATTGTCTTACGTGCCGAGTCTAACGAAGTGCTGAAGTCGCGGATCAGCGGGATAGCTTCCGCCAGGTCACCTCCTTCTTCTGAGAGATTTGCCATGTCAGCGAGAAGACTCTCCGCGGATAAACCCTCGAACAGACTATCCACCGGCCTCTCGCGATCAGGTTTGGTCCGATCTTCGTCCCGCTCGTTTTCAAGAAGGGCAATTACAGCCTTCAGTATCTCCTCGAATTCCGCAACTTCTATGCATGATGCCAGCCGTTCGCGATCACTGGTATCTCGTATCTTCGGATTCTTCTCGGCCGAGATCGAAACATACCCGACAACCTGGCTCGTGCTCAAGCGGGTTCCTACCTTGCTCACCCGTCTAAGGTCGAGCCCAAGCCAATCTCTCGCACTATCCGATTTTGGAAGCACGAGGATACCGTCCCGGTATATGGAAATACCCTTGTGAGCACGGATGGCTTTTCGGACGTGACTCTTCTGAAGGTTGAAGTGCTCTGCTATCTCTTCCGTATCATCCCCGGAAATATCCCATGCACGAATCTCGAAGGAGAAGGAGCCGCAGTGTGACGAATCGGGAGAATACGTGAACTGGGTCCTATCCTGGATGAGATCGTAGACTTGTTCCCATGAGAGCCTTACTTTGCGAGTTCGATGCCTGCGGCCTGGAATCGAGAGAAAACGATAGGTGCCTTCAACGTTGCCCCCCTCATCGACCTCTCCCTTAATACAGTATTTGGGCTTGGATAGAAACTCCGGCGACTCGATTGCCACTGCTTCGACATCATGAGTATCGAAGCCAGACAGTGTGATCTTGAATTCCCCGAGATCGGAAAACGGCGTGATCAGACGAGCGAGGTTGTCCTCGAGGTCAGATATGTGGTTGTCATCCCACGGCCCTTTCAAGTCGAAGATCCGGATGCGTGTTCCTGATATTCTGAATGGGGACTCTTCCGGGTACTGTCTGCACTCGACAATGCTCTTCGAGAGGTCTTCCTTTTCAGAGATGGCTGCCCAGTCGACTTCGACCTCCCAACATGGAGATCCAGGTGCTTGGGTCAGCATATGTAAGCGATTGCCCAAGCGGGCAGCCGAGAGTCGGCCAAGCCCCTTCTCCCCGGCCACCCGTCTTTTCTTGTCGCCTTGTGTTACGACAGGGCTCAGTTCTTTGAAAGGGGTCGCGACGAGGCACCATGTCTCCTTGATAATATCCCAGGTCATGCCTCCCCCATTGTCTTCAATTTCGAGAAATACTCCCAGGGAAGGATCGTCACGAAAGCGTATCCATACGTCTTGCGCAAAGGCGTCGTATGAGTTCTTCACGAGCTCAATCACCGCTACCACGTCATTGGTCACAAGGTCAGCGCCCAGAGCCGCGAACACTCTTGGGTGAATGCGAAAAGGTATCGGTGTGAATCCTTCTCTATTCTTGTCCGTTCTCTTCTTCATATGAGCTACCTTGTCTTATGATGGACCTGTCTCGTGGAGAGGGTCGCCGCGGAATCTCAAGTAGTTTCTGTTTCGACTCAAGGAATCTGGCCCCTCGGACCGCGACAGCATCCAACGCTGCTGTTCGATTTGTTCCCGGCTTTCGGAAGGCACATTCCCATATTACCAGGACTCGCCAGCCAAGTTGATGCAGCGTCATTATCACCTGTGAATCGCGTTTCGCATTGCTCTCAAGCTTGCGCTTCCACCAGGTATGACGACTGCTGGGTACCGATGAAAGATGGCAGCCATGAAGATGCCAGAAACACCCATGCACGAATATCGCCGATCGATGCTTTGGAAAGACCATGTCTGGTCTGCCCGGAAGATGTCTTGCGTGAAGACGGTAGCGGAATCCCATCGAGAACAGCCGCCGACGGATCTCCAGTTCGAGCTTCGTGTCCTTGCTCCGTACGGAGGACATCATTCGGCTTCTCGTCTCTTTGCTCACTCTGTCTGCCACGGTCAGATCCTATGATTCACTCAGCTAACACGCATTACTATGGACAGCTCATGTGGTTCCAGTCAGCCATGGTTGCACTCAGCCGTCAGGAGAATACCTGGGCCTAAGGTGCACCGCCGCGATTCCAGATATCGCCTGTCAGCATTTCTGACGGGGCATCTTCATGGTCTCCATTTATCCTTGCGCTCTGTGCAATCGCGGCTTCATACATCCAACGACCGAACCCGCAAGGCCACGAAAGAACGAGCACGCACTATGAACGGCAGTATACACATGGAGTCCTGGCACGACAAGTCACGGGTCTTGTTTGGCCTCAAGCCGAATGGCCGAGGGTGAATGGCGAATGGCAATCTCCACACATTGCCTACCTACCCACACTGGCCAACTCCAGATAACAGCCTGAGCCCCATAATATCGTGGATGGGATGATGGTCGGCATCCCCTAATGTCAAGGGCTGTACGCAATATAATGCAGGAGAGCACGTCTCTGCGGCACTGCCATCACTGTCCCATCCCCTTCCAATTGCTCTCCACGCTCTTAAAGTTGTGGCCGCAGGCGCGGCATTTGTGGTAACGGATGGGGATATGGGAGCTGTCGTAGGTGGGACAGTCCTGGGAGCCGCAGTGCGGGCAGCGGACCCGGACCCAGAGGACGCAGTCCGGGTCAGACCGCCTCCGGGGCCGTCCGCCGGGCGGGTCCGGCAAGCCGAGATCCGGGAGATCGTCGAGGAAGCCATCCATGGCTTATAATCGTCCTCTGTGTCCGTGTTATAGTTCCGGCAGATCGTCCATGAAGCTATCGCTGGTTCGCCTGGGCTCGGGGAGTGCCCGTTCGATGATCGTTGTGGGCGGCACGTAGGGGCCGAGCCGCTCGCCGACGCCGGCGATCATGGCGGCGGCCGTCGCGTAGACCAGACAGTCCCATAGGTGCTGGTCCGCGTGCTCAGTGACCGGCTCCCATACGCCCACGCGGTGTACACCCTTGGACCGCATGACCTTGTGCTCGTTGCACCAGTGGGCGAAGACCTCGGGCGGGGCATCCGCCGGCAGGTGGATGTAGCCCGGGCCCTGGGCTTCCGTCTCGAAGAGTTGGCGGTGCAGGCGGTCCTTGACCTGGTCCACGTTCAGATCCCAGCGGATCGTGCCCTCGACCGCCGTGTGGTTGTAGGTCCGTGCCCGGAGCTTGTCCGTGCCCTTGACCGCCTGGAGGCGGGCGTAGCCCCATTTCCGGCAGACATCCAACACGACGTCGTACTCGAAGCCGCAGTCCATCAGCGCCAGCGCCGAGGGCAGATAGCCGCCCGTCACCAGCTCCCACGGTCGCTGAGCCATCTCGGCCGCGGGTGTGTAGCTTTCAACCTCCTTGGTCGTGCCGGTTTCCAGTCGGCCCGCCTGGACCAGCCAGGCCTCGAAGAGGTAGCCCCAGCCCATGACCGCGTACCAGATGTGATCCGGATGCACGTCGAACCCGATGGTGATCGCCTGGACGCCGGCGGGTGCCCTGCCCACTCGCCAGGACTCGACCAGCCGGGCCAGGCGGTTAGCATCAGGCTCCCGGGCCGTTTCCTTCCAGGAGCGGCCGAGCTGGGAGTTGTTGAAGTGCTTCAGCGGCCGAAGGTCACGGGCCCGCTTGGCGATCTGGGCCGCTGACCAAAGCATCGCCAGTTCATCGATACTCTGGATGCGTGGGTGGACCATGAAGGCGTTGATCCGGCAGCTCCTGTGAACCGCGGGCACGACTTCGCCCTCGATATGGCCGCCGGCAGCCATCGTGACGCCTGCGGGCAGCCACCTGCCCCGGCGGACCGCCTCGGCCCGGTAGTAGTCGTTCCACGCCCTGCCGCACGAGGGGCAACGGTAACGGGCGTGCCCGCCGAACCCGTAGCGCTTAGGCTCCAGGAAGTCGCCGTCAGGTCCCTTGTCCAGCCCCATGCACATCACGTCCATCACGTGCCAGAACCGGCAGCTCTCGCATGGGACCCAGTACTCGCACTGGTCCCCGTTCATGAACTCCATGTCCATCAGATCCCCCACCGTGTCCGGCGAGGAGACCTTGATGAGCTTGGAGCGATTCCGATAGGTCCGCTGCCGCTCGCGGAGTAGCTTCAGAGGATCAATCTCGGTGTCGCCGGTGGTCTCGGGGTATTTGCCCACCTCATCGGCGAAGATATGGCAGACCGGGACGTCGGCCATCATGCTCGCCGAGTGGGCCCAGGAGATGTAGAGATTCATCTCGTCGAAGACGGTCGGCTCGCCGATCAGAAGGTTCTCGATTCGGCCGTCGAGTTTCTGCATCAGGGCCGGATTCGCGTGGAAGGTCGGCCGAAGGCGAGCTTTGAGCCGCCGGCGGACCGTGTTCTCATCGGGCATGACGATCATCGTGTGAGCCGGGGCCACGCACAAAATCCACGCCAGACACAGGATCGTCAGGACGGTCTTGCCCGCCTGGGTACAGGCCATCACCGTGATCTCTCGGACGCTCGGGTCGTTGAACCAATCGCAGATCCCGGCCAGGAATGGCGAGTACTCGAAGCGGAACAACCCTGGGTTGACCGAAGTCTCTTTCGCCGGCAGGCGGAGGTTCTGCGGTGCCCACTCGACAATCGTCGGCGTGGGCTTGGGCCTGACCAAGGCAATCTGCTCGGGCAGAGGGCCGTAGGTGTTTACGATTTGCAGTTGGTGATTGATGATTCAGCTCCGCATCCTTACGAGTCCCTTGTCCATCCATGACAAACCGTCAGCCACTTCCCTTCATCAATTCAAATGCCTCCTCGAACTTTGCTCTCGCTGCGGGCGACATTGGGACTTCAGCCGGGAGCATGCACCATTGGCTCCGCAGGGCCCAGAAGGCGTCCATGTACCTCTCCTTGAGCTGAAGAGCCGTGAGGCCCTCGTGCAGAGCCGCCCATTCCTCGGCCTTGGCCTCACTGAGCAGTTGCACCAGCCAGGCCGCCTGTGTCATGAGCGTTCGGATGTGCTGCTCTTTCAGGATCACGCGGCCCTCGGCCAAGTCTGCCTCGATCTTGGCCTTGCGGGCCTTCTGCTCGCGGAGCGGGTCCTGACCGGCCGTGCCGGTGGTCCGCGTGACCTTGTCGACCTCGAACTCGCGGACCCATTCGACAAATTCCGGCAGGCTGTACGTGCCGTCGGCGTTGCGTTTGAGGCCGTGGTTCTTATGCCAGCGCAGAATGGTCTGGCGCGGGAAGCCGGTTGCTTCGGCGATCTGCGTGGGTGAGAGCTTGGTGAAGTCCCCAGGCTGACTGCCGGCAGCCTGGCCGAACTCGCCCCTGAGGATTCGCTCGACGGCGCTCAAAGCATGCGGGCTGCCCGTGACGGCACGATCCATCAGGCCCTGCTTGACCTTGACCAGCATGTCCACGCGGCCGCGATCCCACAGATCCCTGACCTCGTGGTCCCGCTTATAGAGCTTCGCCAAACCATCCTCGCCCAAGCCCAGCTTCTTCGACGCCTCTTCCATGCAGATCGGCGTCACGGCCAGCTCGCGAATATCCCGGAGCTGTCTACCCTTCTCCCAAGCCTTCGTGAGGGACTCGGACTTCTCGATCCGGCCGGCGAGGTCCTCGACGCCGAGCCGGGACTCGACTGCCGCCATCGTCGCACACTCCATCGCCGCCTCGCGAATGACCGCCGCCGTCAGGCGTTGTGGAATGAGCGCAGCCGCGGGCACTGTCTGTGCCTGGTCGTCTTGCTTACCCGCCGCCAATTCGTACTGCCGAAGCTCTGCGACCTCTGTACGCGAGAGCGGCTTGTTCTCCCGGATCTTCTGCAAGAGATACAGGTGCCGGCGTTTGCCGGCGATGTTCAAGGCTGATTCATCCGTCATGATTTCTTCCCCTTACCTTCTCGCTCGGCCTTGCGGCCGGTCCAGTCTTCCCATCGTTTCACGGCGACGTCCACGAATACAGGCTCTTTCTCAATGGCCAGGCATCGCCGGCCAAGTTTCTCCGCAGCGATGATCTGAGTGCCCGAGCCGGAAAACGGCTCAAGGCAGATGTCACCCGGCCTGGTGTGAACGCGCATCGGAATCGCGAAGACCTCTACCGGCTTGACCGTCGGATGGGCAACGCCGGTCGGGTGCTTCTTGCCGTCGTAGTCGAGTTCCCAGATATCGGTGTAGTACTCGGGCGTCGTCGGATCGCCTGTCTTCTGGTAACCGACGGGCCAGACACTCGTGACATGGTTGGTGATCTTGCGGCCGGCGATGTCGATCGCGGGCTTGTGCTTCTTTCGCCACATCAAGAGGCACGGCTCGTGCCGCCAGCCGTAGTAGCTGTAACCCTGCAGGACGCACGGCTTGGCCCAGATGATCGGCTGATGCACGAGGATGCCTAGTTCCTCGCAGACCGCTTCTATCTCCGCGCGGCGGCGATCCGCATGCCAAAGGTACAGCGGCGCATTCTCCACGACGTGGGGCAGCCCGGCCTCGTAGAAGGCCTTCACGAAGCCCTTGGCGTCCTTGATCTCAATCTCGCGATAGACCTTCGACCAGTCCTTTCCGTTACCGTGGGGACGATTCGTGCCGGTGTAATCAACGCAGTACGGCGGGTCCGTCGCGAACAGCACCGCCTTCTGATCGCCCATCAAGCGGGCCACGTCCTCGGGCTTGATACTATCGCCACAGAGCAGACGATGGTCGCCAAGATGCCAGAGGTCACCCGGCCTCGTAACAGGCTTCTTCGGCGGTTTGGGGATGTCGTCGTCGGGAACTCGGCCGGCCTTCTCACCCTCGATCCCAAGCTCTCGCTGCATCGCCGTGATTCGCAGATCCATAAACGCCGAGTCGCCCGCCAGCTCACCCTGGAGCTGCGCGATGTGGGACTCGATCTCCTTCACGAACCGGCCCTGGATCTGCGGGTTGTTCAGTGTCAGGTTCAGCAGCTTCTCTTCGGCAGGCGTGCAATTGACCGTGACGCACAGGACCTTCTTGATGCCGAGGGCCTGTAGCGCCTTGAGCCTCTGGTGACCACCAACGATCTTACGACCGCCGCCACGAACGTTGACGACGATGGGCTCGACGCATCCGAACCGCTGGACCGAGTTCCTCAGGCCGGTCAGCGCATCGTCACTGATCACACGCGGGTTGTAGTCGGCGGTCTGGAGTTCCTCGATCCCAAAGACCGCCACGGACGGGATGCCCGGGTCTTGCCTGTTCTCACTTCGTTGTTTTGCCTTCTTAGCCATGATGACTCCTCACGGATCGATCAACCCTCGATGGAATACGCGTCGAGAACCCGGCCGAAATCCTCACTTGCGGCCTGAAAACAGCGATTCCGGCACTTGGGTGCCTTGCGTGCGTGACGCTTGCGGCGCGCAAGCTTTGCCGGCGTGGGAACTTGTGTACGGAACACCGCAAAAAATATTTTCGCAAGCCCGGAAAACCGGCCCGGCCCTGAACCGCTAAGAGCCTATTGCCGAGAAGGACCCTCGACATAAGCACCGCCTTCTCCGCGACTTGTGTGCGTGTTCTTCGCCTGTGCTGAGATGTCTCGATTTGTGTCATGTTGCTATCCACAATTCCTAACTCCTTGTATTCCCTCGTGTTACGTCCCTTGCATGACAACAGTCGTCAGGGCGGTCCTCGCCGAGCATCGAGGTGTTGGTTGAACTGGAATCGCCAGTAGCGTTCGGGTGAGCCGCCGTCTCGGTAGTGCCGCGCTCGATGCTTGGCGATCTCCCGGGCGTCGGCCTTGGCTCGCGAGACCAGCTCGGCTAACGCAGAGGGTGGCAGATGTGCGTCAATCGCCTCCTGAAGCGCCGCTGCGAAGTTGCCGAGTTCCCGGTGTCCTTCACGGTCATCGCGAGTGAATGGCGGCATGAGCAATGCGAAGATCTCGTCGGCAAAGCCCAAGGCCTCCAGGTTGTACCTGTGTTCGATCCCTGCGATCACATCCCCGATGGACCACGCATCGCCTGACAGGTGATGACGAACACGGGAGGGAGTGCGGACCACAGGCGCTGCAGCAGCCTGCCCACGCGACTCCCTCGCCGTGACACCTTGTGGCTTAACTGGCCCTGGCACACCTGGCGGGGTGGTGGTCGGGGCCGTGGCGGTTGGCCTTGGGCCTGCCCCTTCGGCTTGCTCTTGTGCTTCGCCTTGGGCTTGCCCCTGGCCATCTTGGCCATTTGTATTTGCGCGCTTTGAAGATTGACATTCGTCAGCGCCAGCTGACGCTTGATCTTGGGTTTGGACTTGGTCCTTGGTCTTGATACTTAAAGGGGCGGCGCTTTTCGACGCATTCTCGTTGCCATTCGAAGCGCCCGATCTCGGCCCAAATTCCGCATTCTTGGGCTCGTCCGTGCGGTGTTCTGCCGCTGTCGAATCCTCCGAGGTTGTGACATTAACGGGTTCTTGCGCGCGATAAGAATCATTAGCGTCGTCTTGCACGCGTTTAGTGCGCTCAGGGTCGTCCTTATCGTCACGGCTTTTCTTCTTCGTCTCGCTTGGTTTGCGTGCCATCGGTTCTGCGAACTCGGGCAGATCCACACGCTCAAGCAGACGCACAGCCAAAAGAGCGGTCAGGGCCTCCTTGGTCTCCTCCGGCGATAGATCGATCCTCGCGGCCAGTCGGCGTTCATCGAGGGGGCCGAAGCACTCGTTGAGCAGGTAGCCTCGGTATCCAGCTTGGGCCGCCGCGGCCAAGCCTGCGATGTCGTAATACACGGAGCGGATGTGGTGATAGCGGCTGCCCACCAGTGCACGCAGCTCCTTGAGTTGGCCTAGGAATTGGTTGGCCTCTGTGCTGCCGGCACCGGAGCCGATGATGTGCTTGATGAATGGCATACCCTCCTGCCAGCTTTCCCGCTCGTACCGCTCCTGCCAGTGGAAGACGTGCAGCACTTTCACCACGCGCCGGCGTCTGCCGGCGGCAGCCTCTCTACCCTTCTTGGTCTGTCTCTTTGCCATCCGTGCTTCAGTCGATGGTCAACGATGGATGATCGATCTTGCGGGCGTTCAAGGTCCTGCGATCCCTCTCCACAGCCTTCTCCCCCGCTTCTTCTTTCCTCATTGAAGTACGGGGGCCTCGTTCTTACGGCCCCAGGCGACTATCGTGACAATGCGGCGGGCCCGGCCGTCGTCGGCCTCGAACCGCCAGAGGTTCTGCTTCTCGATCACGACCGCCGCGAATGACCACCGGCCGGCGGATCGATCAAGCTGCACCTCGGCCACGCTGGTGCCGCCTACGTAGCGGACCGTGAACTCGTCGCCCTCCGGATCGCAGGCCAGGGCCCATTCGCGTTTGAACGGCCCGGCGGGGACTTCCCAGGCGTTCGGATCGCCGGGCACAGGCCCGAGGATCGCTCCATACGGCCGATTCGGCTCAGCCTCCGGTAACGTGAACGGCACGATTCTTGACCAGTCCTGCTGGACGCAGACGTTCGGGTCCGTGTAGACCCCGAACGTCGTACCCTGCGCCAAGCCGACAAGCACCAGCGACAGTACAATGATTCTCATGACTATCCTTTCATGGTCCCGCACCGCGGGACCGCCGTATCGAATCTGTTCCAAACGCCCTGCCCGAGTGTACGGCTCGGTAGATCCACGCGCACGCCATCAGAAACAACAGCGGCAACAGGATTCGAGCCGTCCGCTCCGTCTCGCTCACGCCTTGGGAGGCAGCCCCCGAATCGCCCGGATCACGTTCTCGATGGTCTTGGGATCGATCCCCTGCTTGCTCAGCCGGTCGTCGATCAATTCCCCGAGTTTGGTCCACGCCTCGGGCGAGGATTCCTTGAACTGCTCCAGGGCTTCGACCGTTGCCGTGGTCGCCGCGTGGTAATGATCCGCTTGGGTCCGGGCCTCGGTCAGGCTGGGCTTGACCTTTCGCCACGCGCCCACTGCCCCCAGGATCACCCCGCCTACCAGAGCCCCCGTCGGGCCCAGCAGCGGGGTCAGCGACCCCACGGCTTGTGCCACGGCCTCCACCTTCCCCGCCGTGTTCGGATCGACCGCGTAGGTCTTCTCGCCCGTAACCGGGTCCGTGCTCGTGATGCACCCGGCCGTCAGCCCGAGCACACATACCATCAACAACCATCCCTTGGACCTCAT